TGCCACCAGGACTTCAGAAGATCCTGGGCAAACGTGACGAATCGCATTTGTGCAAAATGTTGCAGGTTGAATCGAACGAACGCGGCCCCCAGGACCGAATGAAATTGGTCAATCGTTCACATTTTGTCGCAGAGCTTGTGAGCCAGAGTCATGCAACGCCCCTGGTCCCATCCCTTTCGGAAGTCTCCGTTGTTCTTTCGAGCTTTGTCGTTAGCCTGGCGTAGCGCCTTCGACATCTTCTTGTCTCGAGATGTCTTCTTGCGCTTCTTCTTCGCCTCTACAGCCTCTTCATGAGCGCCTTCTCCTTCCTTGATCTCTCCGACCATAGCCAGGAGCGCATGATATTCATCCATAGTCAGGGTGACTGTCGCCATCATCACCACTCCCTGGTAGCTCGAGCTATGCTGATGACCGCGATTACCGTATCTGCAGCGCGTGCCATTTCTCTGTTAGTGATCCTATACCATGGATTGGCTGAAATTCTTCGAGCTTCCTGCAGGAGCTTGTCGTCCGAACTCCTCGAGCATCCTCTGGAGGATGTCCCACATTGCTTGTCGTGCTCGCGACAAGCTTGATCGAGCCTATCCACAGCTGAAGCATTCCAACTGCCCTGGTAGTCTTGAGCGCTGACCGCTTGGCCGCCAGTCCAGTTGGGACCGCACCAGTTGCCATGGATCCTCACCAAAGGATCACCATCATGCTGACAATAGCTCCGACTGGGTAAGGGCCGCGAATGTAGCCGCGTCAGCGACCGCTCTGTATCCCCACATGCGGAAGTTGACAGTCTTAGCAGAGACGTTGTTCTCGCCGACGATCTGCACGAAGAAATCATTTGTAGCTATCAATCCGATGTAGTCAAGGTCACCTCCGACTGGAGCATCAGGATGCATTTCTTGGAATCCCACACCACCGTCAGCGAAACCTGCAGCGCGTATCCGCTTGTCTGTTGCGCCGAGAACATTCGAGTCTGAGATGTTTCCAATCGTGGTCCTTGATGTGGTGGACATGGATGCCTGAACGCGGGTGTCGACCGTAGCCAGGGCGTCGGGTGTTCCATTGTCAAGGTCGAGCGCAGTGCAGACCCAGATTTCGCGGTCCAAAACATTGAGCTGGAGATCAACGGTGGTCTGGCTGAAAGTGTTAGCTGCGCTTTCGACGAGTTGACCGCTGATAACAATCTGGCTTGAAGTAGTCTTTAATCCCTTGACCATGTAAAAGGGCCACTGGTCGGCACTCCATAAATGGTGGCTATCCGCGCACCACGCAGTGGGGTGACTTCGCGCCCACCCACCACACCCATGCACAAAAGCCACAACTAATAATCATTTACTTAGAAATCGACCGGCGCAACCTTCTTTAATAGTGGCCTTCCCTAAGCAAACATGGGCAGGAAAAAGAAGATAGCGAAGTTCACCGAGACGAAACAGGCACAATGTGTGCATTGCAACGAAATATTTCCGCAGAACGCGCCCCAGCTTGGGTATGTGTTTGAATTCGCGGGGAAGACTCAGGCAATCTGCAGAGGATGTGGATGCAAGGTAGCGCAGATGATGCGATCCATCACTCTGAGATGGGGCTGATGCGCGGAATCATTATGTGCATGTCCTGCAGACATCATCAACCTTGGATCTCTCGATGGATATGCGAGGGGATCTCCAGCTCTATCTGCATGAAGTGTGGTCGAAGAAACCGATTCTGGCCCCATCGCTTCAACGCTCGAGGAGAACTCCTGGAGACCAGGGGGCGAAAGCATTCGGTCATCTTCAGGAGAAGGCCAGAACATACGATTCATTTGCAGCTTCTCGAAGAAAGTCGTCATCGCAATGCAGGGAGTTTCGTGAATGTTGAGGATGACCAGTTCAGAACTGGTGACCTGTCTGAGGACAGAGCAGCCAGGAGGATCTATGAGATGCTGAAGAAGGAGTTCGAGTGAAAATGAACAAGTGTTGTGAATCAGGAAAATGGATTCGTCGGCAAATGGACATGATGAACAGGAAAACCAACGGTCGCATGATCCTTTGTCTCAAATGCGGAGTCGTTCATCATCGGTGGAGTGAGAAATTATGATATTGAATTGTGAACAGTGCCACCAGGACTTCAGAAGATCCTGGGCAAACGTGACGAATCGCATTTGTGCAAAATGTTGCAGGTTGAATCGAACGAACGCGGCCCCC